TCGGCGTACATCAACCTTGGTGTGCTCAACCCGATTGAAGTCCGTGAAGCCAGGTTTGGCGGAACGGAGTACAGCGTTGACACCACCTTGAACGAGGTAGTGAGCGAGCAGCTGGCTGTTGGTGCCGATGCTCAGTTCGAGAGTCAGATGATGGGCTATCAAGCTCAGGCTCAGGCGATGCAATCGCCACCCGAGACCGAGCAAGAGACCGAGCAAGAGGAACCGATCCCTGCCGGAGACACCAAGACCGATGCCTTCGATGTGTATGAGCGTCGCGGCTTGAAAATTCGTGTAAGTCACCAGGCAGGTGACGTCAAAGCTGGATACCTCGTCGGACCCGACAACCAACGCACCGATACCTCAGACAAGACAGCCCTGATGGTGTTCGGTCCTAACCGGACCAAGTCGTACAAGCTGTACCGAGCACGGTTCGACGTTGATGGTGAGTTGATCGACGGCCCTTATGTGACTGGATTTAGCTCAATGAAGGCTGCCAAGAATGGATTAGCGGCTTTATACCCTCGGCAGAATGTGGCAGGGCTCTCCGTGTTACCCGAGAGCGAACTTGAAACCCTCCGCGCTGCTTGGGAGACGTACTGATGGCAACCGGTCCTAAGCACGAGGAGATCCGCGAGGACTTCCGCAAAGGAAGTGGTACGGGTAAAACCCGCAACGTGCAGTGCACACCACCGAACGTCAAATGCGGTGGTCGTTGCATACCTCCGACTTGGGATTGTCGTCGAAAAGGCGAGGGCGCAGATAAGCACACCAACGCAACGAAGAACGATCCACTGGCTGGTATTGCCGGTATCCAGCGTGGTGCGAAGGATGTTGCCCAAGGCACGCTGTCGCTGAACCCTGCTCGCATCGAGCGCGGTCGTCGATCCATCATCCGTGGCACGGTCAAGCTCACACCCGGTAGTGATCTGCAGAAGAAGCGCAAGCTGCAGCGTGAACTAACCGACAAGAGCACGCCGATCATGGCGGTGCTTGGTCTGGGCATTGTCGGTATTGCTGCCCATCGTGGTTTCAATAAGAACTTTGCTTCTTATCGGAACAACGTCGGGCGTCCACTGGATCGTGCAGCAACCAATGCTGTTGGCAGTGTTCTCGATCGACTTCCGGTTATTGGTGCTCGTCGGGCGGGTGTTCGTGCTGGTGCAGCTGGTGTAGCCGGTCAGATTGGATCTGCCGTTGCAATCGGCAACCGTATTAACGAGGTCAACCGAGGGGCATCCGAAAACCTGCGTCGAATCGGACCCAACAGTTTCCGACCCACGAGGTCAGCTGACTTCGAGGGCTCAAACGTCGTATATGGTCTGAGAGAGGTCAACAAAAGGGCTAATGCTGGCTCTCTGAGCTATGACCAGTGGCGTCAGAGTTCAGTCGAGACTCTTTATGGGGCAACGGTCCCAAGAGGAGCCAACGGTCGGGTCAGCATCTTTGCTGATGAGGCCGCCAATCAGTACCTGAGCTCTCAGTTCCGGCTAAATACCCGTGCTGGGGCGAGCCTTTCTAGTCAAGCGGGCAAGAACAAGCTCGTTACCACTGAGCTTGCAGGAAAGCTGGGCGTCTGGAAGGAGAGCCTGCAGGCAGACATGCGTCAGCGGGGCTTTGTGGGTGACAAGGGAGTGATCGGTAAGTCTGAGATCAAGCGTTATGTGGATGAGGTAGGTGTTGGCGGTCTGTCCCGTGGGTTCGGTGGTCTGACCAAGCAGCAGCGGGATCGCTTGACGAAAGAAGGCCGCGGGCTGATGACCAAAGTCCTATCTACCGACAACCTCGAGGGCGAGGCACGGTCGATCCGCAACGGGCTGGTTTCTCAATACGACCAGTACTTCCGGACCCAAGCAGGGAATCTGGGCCGCAATGCTGCAGCTACCGACTCCCCATTCGGTGATGCTGCAACTGGTTTGGCCCGTTATGTGACTCGAAACGAACGACAGGTCCTAAGCCGTGACCACGGTGATCTGATACTCCGGTATCACTACCACCGCAACGTGATGAAGCAACGCGGCGATCTGGTGGTGGCAGACAACACCGCCCGTCGCGTTGCACAGACAATCACAAGGTCCACTGAGCTACCAAGTGTCGAGAGCGCGTTCCAGACCCTGAACGCCAATGGATTCTTGGGAGTCGGACGAGGTACATCAACACCCCGTCAGCGACCAGCCCGCCTCCTTTCCGAGGCCGAGATCGTCGCACGTCTCCGCATCGAGGGAATGAGTGCCAAGGCTGCAAGAGCAGAGGCCAAACGCCGCATTGAAGAGCGTGGTGATTCAGCCGAGCGCGTCGACTTCAAAGGAGGTAGCCGCCTGGGAAAGTCCTGCGGTGAGTCTTATATCCCTAAGACTCGCCAATGCAACAAGGGCAAAGGCAAGACCAACAAAGCTGCAGTTGCAACAGCAGTTGTAGCCGGTGCTGCTGGTGTTGCCGCAGCTGCTGCGCTGTCCAATCCAGAGCTGCGCCGCCGAGCTCGTGTCAACGGGAAGTTGTTGGCGCGTGATTCCGATCGTGTCTTCAGGGGAGCACTGAAGCTCTCGAGTCGTGGTGTGGTGTCAGGCCTGTCGTCCAAACAGGTCAAAGAAGGCCTAGGCAAGTTGCCCGAAGCGTTCCAGCGACCCGCCCGCCAACTGATCGGTGGGGCGAAGAAAGCAGCTGCTGCGATGGGTTTGAAAGCGGAGGGCTACCAGATCCAGGACATCGATGTAGCCAATAACTTCTCGACCTGGAAAGACAAGAGCGGAACGCTTGTTTCGATCGGTTCCTACGGGGACAGCGTTGTCACCTACGTGTCGAATAACAGCCATAGCTGGAACGGCAAGCGGGTTTACAAGATCGGCTTCAACGTCGACCAGGAGTACGACGCGATGCGTGACATCCCAAGGGCGCAGGCCAGTGCCATCACAGCAGGCGTCAAAAAGATGACCGATAACCACCTTGGCAAGATCAAGGATGGATTCCTGGCTACCTACCCCTGGGACGGTGATGAGTACGGGGGCAAGCGACGTTCGCTGTATCGGCGTGCAGGCTTCAACGACATCATTGGCGAGTCGTCGCAGTGGGCTCAAGTCTCCGGTGGTCGCATTAAAAAGATGACCGCAGCTGAGTCGTTTGTCTTGCTAGCCGAGTCCGGTGAACGCGACGCACCGATCTACAGGCCAGCGAAGAAGAGGGGAGATTCGCTGGAGCTAAAACCCAGTACCAAGCGCGTGGACTTTAAGGAAGGGAAAGGCAAGCCCTGTGGTGAGTCCTACATCCCTAAAGCACACAACTGCGCGAAGAAGAAGGGTGGTGTAAACAAAGAGGCGATTGCCAAAGCTGCTCTAGCCGTTGGTGCTGCAACGGCTGGTGCTTACGCCGCCAAAAAGGGTGGTGTGAAATCAGAGACGCTGGCCAAATCTGCCTTAGCCGCAGGTGCTGTAGCTGCTGGTGCTTATGCCGCCAAAAAAGGTCGTGTGAATGAGTTCCACACTGGTCTTGGGATTGGTGATCTGTCTAATCCAGTACGCAAGCGTCGTATCGGCTGGATGGAGAAGCATCAAAAGCCGATGACGTCTGAAGAGATCGCCAATGTGTTCAATGGTCTTGCGAAGGAGAAAGGTGTCATCCCCGAGAACGTCAAGGCATTTCAGGACTTTATTCGGAAAAACAAGATCATCAACAATCCAGCCACCCAATGGGCGGATATGGAGACATCGCTGACTGAGTACTACAAGGGCAATAAATTGAAAGCAAAGGTAGCTCTACATCAAATAAAAGGCGCTACAAGGTCAGGTGCTATTGATGGGCTGGCTCATGCATCGAATAACATCTACATCCGCAGCCACCGTAAAGGCACCAACTTGAAGCCAGACCATGCCGAAATGGTTCGCGCTAGCCATCTCTTTATGGATCGCCGCAAGGCTTTTCCTGAAGCGAAGATTCCCCTGACTGGTCCTACTGAAAAGATCAGGCAAGTCTTTAACGTCACCCGCAATACATCCAATGGTGACGTAACAGAGGCCTTGTATCACATCCACGAGATCGCCCATAAGGCTCACATGAAGGCCTCCGGTGGATTTACGCAGGAACTAACCGCTTTGAATCCTCGCGTAGGTACAAGATCCCCTGATGAGGTGACCGCTGCTTTGCATAAGGCAGCGTCGGGATACGGTCGGACCGATCTTGGTACACGCAGGATGGAAACGTTTGCCGAGCTATCCGTTCTATATGTGACTTCAGGCCGTAGGTTTAAGGCAGAGCACCCCGTCGCCTATGAATGGGTGGATGCCATCTGGAAGGCTGCCAAATGAAGAACTTCGGTGACTACTACAAGGCAGCCCTTAAGTATCAGGCTGAGCAGGATCCCATAGCCATGGGCAAGCTCTTGGTCGATGCAGCCAAGTCGGGGATGCCCCTCGACGATCTTGCCATGCTTGGTGCTCTAGCGGAGACGACCCTGATGGTCCCGCCGAATGGAAATCGTTGAGCGCTACAACGAGCTGCTCCGTTCTTCCGAGGACGAAACAATCAAGCTGCTTAACCGCGTGTTGGAGGGGTCGTTTAATCGTTTAGTACGCCGCGCTCGGGTAGAGATCAAGGCAGGGCAACTCGACAAAGCCGACCGTAGTAGCAGATTGCTACAGGAGTTCCGTCAGCTGATTCCCGTCATCCGCCCCGACAAGGTGGTCGGGTACGACCGTATCTTCCGTAGCCTCCTGACTACATCAGGCAAATACGGCACGACGGTAGCCGAAAACCTGTCATCCGAGATCGGACTAAATCGCGTCGACGTCGCTGTACCACTCGAGGCGACGTATGCCGCAGCGGCCAATGCACGGAGTTATCTACGCAAGCATGGCGAAAAGTTTGCGACGACTTCAGCCGAGATTGTGGCTCAGGGAATCGCTGAGGGTCGCGCTACCGATGAGATGGTGATGGATATGCGCTCACGCCTTGGTGTTGTGCAGTCCAGGGCAGAGGTGATTGTCCGCACCGAGTCACTGCGTGCCTACAACGAAGCATCGAATAATTACTACTCCGCGCAAGGCATCAACACGGTGATGTACTACGCAACGGCTGATGACCGCAGCTGCCCGGTTTGTGCCCCGAGGGCGGGAATGATTTACAAGCGAAGCGAGATCAAGACACCGCTCCACCCTCGCTGCCGCTGCTATCTCGCCCCGTTTGACCAGGACCTGGCTGTACTTGATCCTGAGTACAACGCGATGCGGTTAAACCACAGGGCTGAGGTGTCAGAAGCCCTGAAGCGCTACCGCGACGGTTCATTTAGTTTGAATAGAGCAGGTGTCTTCGAGCAGTTAGCACCGACACCTTTGGTGCTGTAAACAAAGCGGTTCAGCGCACGTAAATTGGTGTAGTTACATCACAAGCCATGGATCCTGCGATGATGGCCGCGATTGCAATCATTGTTGCAGCAGGCTCGGAGCTGATTGCGGTGTCCCCGCTCAAGGAGAACAGCTGGGCACAGCTGATTATTAAGGCACTGAAGGTAGTTTTCCCACGGGGAAAGTAGGTCATACAACTTGGCTCTACCGGTTTGGTCAATCAGGTTGGAAACGGGTCCTGCGTCGTTGGGCACAGGACTGGAAGTTTCATGCGACCCTGAGTAGCAAGCTGGATCAAGCCGAGGCTGAGTGGCTTGCGGATCAGCCATTAGCACCTACGCCTTTTGTGGTTCATGATCCAGTGGATGATGAGCTACAAACTGGCGATAGTCGGTTATTAGGGGGTGGAATGAGTATCCACTCTCCATGGTCAGATCAGGTCAAACGTGATAGCTAATGTGGGATGACGCTGTGAGGGCTAAAAAGCCTTTCTTGCCATGGCCTGCGGGTACTCTCACGACATTGAAGAAGTACGCGAGGGCGAAGACCAGACGTATCACAAACCAACTAACCGCAAGCGCAGTGCACGGAATGCGAAGTGCACCAAGCCTGCCGCGGATGGTGAGGGATGTGGCTGTGAAGGTGGCAAGAAAGGCAAGAAGACTTGCGGCTGTGACACCTGCTCTCCGAAGATGGACTCGCTAACTGCTGGAATGTTCCGTGCCGACCTGAAGTGCGGAAGGGGCTCCATTTCCGAGGGTGAGAAATGCAGCAAAGGTCCCGCACAGAGAGTTGCGTCTAAGGGCAGTGGTGGTTCTCGAGTACGAAAGGGGCTTGAGAATGCAGCGATTGTCGCCGGTACTGCAGGCACAGTTTTCAGCTATGGCCAAGTAGCCGGTCATGCGCTTAGTGGCAACCTCGCTGGTGCATCACGAGCACTGCAGCGGGAAGGTGCCTTCGCCGCACTTAGCGGTGCCGGAATGTATGCAAAGGGGGCACGAACCAAAAACAAACGACTGAAGGCGGAAGGTGCAACAACTGTGGGTGCGGGCGCAGTCGCTGTGGGTGCCGGTCACCTGTTAGGCGGTGGCTACACCAAAGGCATGAAGCCGCCTTCGATCGCGGGCGCACGTACCGGACTGCGTAATGCCATGGGGCGTGCCTCTGCAGCCAAGAGCAACCTGACCCGTCGTAAATACAAGTCGCAGTTGGAGCGGATGTATAGAGGCCCTGGCCGTCGCGACTCCGTCTACGCCCCCGGCTTCACCCCCGACATGGAGAACCTCTCCATCTGAGCCATGGCCCTGACCCCTTCTACGCTGCGCCTTGACGGCAAGAAGTACGTCAAAACC